TAGTCACGTTTGGTCTTACGTCTGACCCGTTCAATCCAACCCGCGTTGGCGGCAAGCATGGCATCCAAGTCAATGCCCGTCTGCACGCTCCACGCGTCAGGTCGAGTGCCGTTCATGCCGAAACCTCCCGTGGACTCTCGCACACCTGGTCGTAACGGTCGAGAAGCTTCGACTTCTTGTATGTGACGGTCTTGCCGCCCTGATAGTCGGCGCACCCCCCGTACAGTTCGTCGAACTTGGCCGTTCCAAGCTTGAAGAACCTGGCAGCTTCCTGCCTGTCGAAAATCTCCTCTTCGACAACAACCATCCTGTCTGTCAAAACCTGCTCCTATCTTGATTGACCGTGAACGTCGGAAGCCCATTGGATGAACGCAGCCAGTTTCGATTCTGGAACCTCATACAACGTGCTCGTCTTGAGTCCATCTTTTTCAACGATTGACCCGCCTTTCCGATCATTGATACGGAAGACGCAGTGCCCACCCTCGTCAAGAACGAACTCATGCGGTGGCGCGGGAGGATTCAACAACGTCATGCCGCCACCTCCGCGTCAAGCACTCGCTCGAAACTTTGTTCGGACAACCGCTGGTGGATAAGCGCCAATCCCTTGCGGGTCAGTTTCGGGGTCGGCGGATAGGCGAATGGCGTGCCATCCTTGTGGATTCCGTGGGAACGGGAGGACACCATGACCATGTGGCCTTGCCTCACGCGACTTGACGCCGCGCACCATGACTGGTTGGACTGCCGGTAAATCCAACCGTTATCCACAAGCCATTGGCGCAGCTCATGCTCACCGATCTGAATGTTGGAATCGTTGCTTAGGAGTTTCGCCGCGTCACGGACAAGCAGAGCATCGGGAACGTTCGTGAAGTCATCCAACGCCTTGGCTTTCGGCTCCAGTTCCCTGATTTGCTCGTCCTTGGCTTGGAGCTGCTGGTTCTTGCGTTCGATGGTCTTCTGTGCGACGAGCACCGCACGGGCCATGATGTCCTCGTCCGAATCAGCATCGGAAACACGGATTGCGCCACCCTCGTTGAAATACTTGTCAAGGGCTTCTGCGGCTTCCTGCTGGTAGACGGTCACGTTATGGCGTGCCTGTTCGTCGCTGAGTCGGTTCGTGTCGATGGTGGCGAGCCACATGGTCAACGTCTTGCGGCTGATGGCTGTCATGTCGCGGTTCTTCCCGTCTGCGGCAACTGTGTGCATGACACACATAGTTGCCCATGGCGTTCTTTCAAGCCTTTGTTTCTGGCCGTTGAAATCGATGCCGATGTTCTCGCAGATAGGTTTCAACGCAGTGTAGATTTCACCGTCATCGAACCTTTGAGCGATCATCATGCTCCCGTTGAACGGGACTTCGACGATATCGTTGCTCATTTGGTTGCCTCCGCGTAGAGAATGTCGATCATGTCGGTGGTGTTGTATTTGGCTTGGAGTTCCTTGGAGCCTCTGCGCATGGCTTTCACCAAATCTTCTGAAAGAATCGCGTTTCCAGTATCTCCGTTCTTCGCATCCTTTGGGATGATGGCGGTGAACATGTCCTCTGGCAGTTTTGTGAGGAGGCTTAGCGTTTTAGTGGACATGCCTAACTCTCCTCGCAGATTGTGCAGGTAGCCGTTGTCGGTGAGGTATTCAAGCTTCTGTTGTCTGGTCTCGTTTGGCGTGGTGATTTTCATTGTGGTTCCCTTGACGTGTGTGGTTAGGCAGTTTGTTTGATTTGGGCGATTTCTCCGGGTTGGAAGCCGAATGCTTTGTAGAGTCCTATGAGCATGAGTGGTGTGCATTCGTTTGTTTTTTTGGCTCTGGCTAGGACGCTTTCGCTGACTCCTATTGCTCCGGCGAAGGCTTCGTCTGTTTTGAGGCCGCTCATTTGTTTGGTTCGGTCTAGGAAGCCGTCTCGGAACTGCATTTTGTATTCAGCCATCAGCACTGTTCCTTTCATTGTGAAGCATTTTGTTTTTCAACCTGAAAAGTAATATACCACAGTGAAAAGAGATTTTTCAAGTCGAAACACCTTTTCGGCGTGTTGACATGAAAGACTTTTTATTTCATAATGAAATACATGGATAAGAAAACATATTTCGCACAGCTAACGCATGATGCGGCGATCAATGAAATCAGCAACAAGACCGGACTCAGCGTCTCAACCCTCTGGCGTCAATACAACAAAGGATGCGAGTTCAGCGCCGAGTCGGTAATCATCATCGCTAGAGCATATGACGAAAATCCTGTAGAAGCTCTGGTTGAGTTCGGATATATAAGAGCCGACGAGATGGCTAACGGAAGGACCGTCGCAAAGCTGCATGACGCTTCGAATGACGAGCTGCTTCAGGAACTCGCACGCCGTCTCAAGGAAAACGCGGACGCCGACTGGGTGAACAGTCCGATCATCTACCGTGAAGAGTTCGACATGGCCGCGAACGACGATCCGAACGCGAGACTCGAAGCCGAAACACCTGAAGACTGACGACAGCAATGAATAGGGCGGCGGCATTCACTTATGATGCCGCCGCCTAATAATACGAAGGGAACAATGTCTCGAATCACCATCGACGTTTTGGAACGTCAGGCCGAAGCCATAGGGTTGAAGGTTTTGGAATCCGATATTCCCGGCACTACCTGCGGCCTGTACTGCGACCGGCTGCGGACGATATGGCTTGCCGACTGGCTCAACGACCGGCAGAGGCTCTGCACCCTATGCCATGAGCTTGTGCACGCGAAGTATCGTGATCTTGGCTGCGGCACGCGGTTCGGCGTGAAGTGCGAGCGTAGGGCGCGGCGTGAGACGGCTTTGACGTTGATAAGCCCGGCCGAGTTCGCCATGGCCGAACGGATGTGGGACGGCGACACCTGGCATATGGCGGCGGAGCTGGACGTGACCATGCAGGTTCTCGCGGATTACAGGCAGATTCTCAAGGATGGCCTGTTCGAGAAACGCCCATGATTCATCAGCCATCAATTGGGGGGATAATCCTTGTTGAGACATATTGCAGGAGAGAAAGGAGAACATCATGGTTCCTATATTCGTTATCGCCGGTACCGCCATCGGTATGTCCGCGTTCGTTCTGCTGATCCAGATGGCCGTGCGGAACGGCATTCGCATGTCCGGGTTGATCGACTGGCGTACCCAATACGAATTGGAACGCATCGACGATGCGGACGGCGACAAGCCGACGTTGCACGAATTGTATGAGATCGCAGCCAAAACCGATTCCGCACCAGATGCCATCGAGCGGAATGTGAAAGCGAAGGCTCTGGACTATATCGAGTCGCGTAATTCCATCCATGTGCGAAATTGCTGGATTGTGATTGGAGTCGCAGTCTGCGTAGTATTCTTCCTGGCTATGATTATCGCTTTCGCCAGCAGTACTAACGGTACTATTTGAATCATGTTTTTCTCGTGCCCGTCTGTTTTGTTGCTGGCGGGCTTTTCTTATACCCTCTAACGTTTTGTCCGGTATGGCAAAATCATGGCAAAAGCATGGCAAAATCCACTATGAAAAAATGAAGAATAATGTTACTTATGTATATATATGTATTTATTCTACTTTGAACGTGACTATCAGCTGTTTAAAAGATTACCAAACACTCTTTTTAGAACATGACTAAGACTCATGTTTAGTAGTGGCTATTGGGTATACTTTAAAACAAGGTACAAAAGTAAGAAAAAGCCCTCGAAGCTCTAGACCAGCTCCGAGGGCCAATGGAAAAAACCAACACAATGATTCTCCACGTACCAGCTTACCCCTAGGCGTGGAGGGAAAGAGATGGATATTGTGGGATACCGCAATGCAGAACTCGTACATCAGCTGACGCGCGAAGGCGGTCTCAATACCAAGTATGGCGATGGGACAACCCTTAACATGGCTCAGGCTTACATCTTGGAACGACTCGCCTTGGTAACAGCTGACTGGCCGCTGGACAAAACCGCTCAGGATAAGCGCCTGATGCCACGCACATACCAATACGGTTATCTCGCACTGGCGCGTGAGTTCGGTATGACGTTGCCGGACAACCTAAAGTCCATCAAGGTCATCGATGGAGAGCCGCGCGACGAGAAGAAGGAGACGAACGCGGTCAATAGAATCTCCAAGAATATGAATAAGCTAATGGATAAGGGTCTGGTTAAATGCCTACGTGAGGGCAACCCTCAAACCAGAACCAAAGGCGTGTACTTGCTGACCATCGGCTCTCCCGAAGAGAATGCGGAAGTGGAGGCTTACGTGAGGGCGAACTTGGGCTTGTAGCCGATTGTCCTCGTGTTCGGTCAACATGATGACGCAATCCAAATAAAGAAGATTATTAGGGTTGTACCTGCTTGATTGGGTTTTCCTGAGATTGCTGATTGCGGTTATGTCTATGAAGGCCGCCACATGGTTCCCTATGCCGTGTGGCGGCCTTCGTGGTTCCGGACGGCTCATGCATCGTGTTCTCTCCCTATTTTGGAGAGAACGGCATGGGCGTGTCGGATTTGGATGGTTCCGCATGATACCGGCTGTTATGCCCTGTGAGACGTTTGGATGGCGTTCTCTCAGGGTTTCATGAACCTTCCCACCTGACGTGCGAATTTGCTGTTACGGCGTGTCGCAACCCTTTTTCGTGTGTTTTTTGGGCTGGTTTTTCGAGTTTGTCTGAGAATCGGAGAGAATGACCATTTCGGACGCTTCCGCAACCGTTCCCGCAACTGCGGCTGAACCCTACTCGCGTAAGGGTTTCCACCTTGGCTCCTGCGACTGGGCTTGAACCAGTGACCGTCCGATTAACAGTCGGATGCTCTGCCAACTGAGCTACGCAGGA